TCAGATGCAATTCCGACCGATCGTGGTTGGACACATCCTCGTACTGGAGAACTATTAAAGGCAGTTAAAATCAAATCTCATATGATTGATGACTGGTTTGCTAATCAAAATACAGAAGAAGTAGAACTTACTTCTGTTGTTACAGAGCCGGTTATAGTTCATGAAACCCCCGAGATCGCTCCCGAAGATATGGAAACACTATTCGAACTTGACGAAAGACTTAATGAAGTAGAAATTATGGAAGACACAGATACACAAATGGAAATGCTTATTGAAGCTCCTGCTAATGATAAGTCGCTCGAAGAAATGACAAAGCGCGAACTTGAAGATCTTGGTCGTCAACATGGTGTTGAGTTAGACCGTAGAAAGAATAAGAAAACTCTTATTGAGTCAGTAAAGAATTTATTAGGCTAATATAAATAGCTTTATGTTAGTATTTAATGAATTGAATGAGGACAACCTCTTTTTATATGCTGCGAAACATTATTATAATCCTAAGTTCTCTGACATCGAAGAGTTCTACGAGGATTTAAAAAGGTTCAAGTATATAAAGAGGTTGGTTAATCGTTATTTAGATCATGGTGAATTGGCCGAAAGGTTGATTTTAAACCATTTAATTGTTGTATTTAATGCTTTTGGTGCTGAAGCGATGTTGAACATCTTAGAATTAAAACTAGATGAAAAACATTGGCCAGTAGTAAAACCATTCTTAGTGTTTTTGAAGTATATTGCCAATGACCAGTATACACAAGTTCCGATGGATCATATAGTAATTAACGAATTAAGGAAGATCTGATGCCAACAAGAAGTAGAAATCTAGCTGCAGCTCTCGGCGGTACTATTGCAAATAACGTCTTTGGTACAGATGGCTCCCGTTCTGGTGCAGGTATTACTGTTTATGATTATGATTCGAACGGTGCATTACTTTTAACCGACAACTCTTCTTTTGCAGACGGTTCATTACATTATCTTACCAATCAACGAGAGCTATATGTTTGGGATGATAACGAATCAAAGTTTTACCAATTAGATGAAATCTCAGATGATAAACTAGGAGGAGGATCATCGAATATTCAAGGATCAAATTACGGATATAACGCTGGCGGCCGGCAGCCCGGCCTTAGTAATGTTATTGACAAGTTTTCATTAACATCTGATAATAACGCAACAGACGTAGGAGACTTAGTCACATCAAGAGAAGAAGGCTCCTCTAATTCTTCTACTACCCACGGCTTTACAGGTGGTGGTGATGGATCACCAACAGATCCCACTTCAGTAGAAAGTTTTGCGTTTGCCAGTGATGGTAATGCAACTAGTGTAGGAGATCTACTAGTCACCAGAAGAAGTGGAAGTAGTAGTAGTTCTAGTACTGATGGCTATATAGCTGGTGGTTATATTCCATCACCTGCTCCTACTGGAAATATAGAAAAATTTAGTCTTTCTAGTGATGCAGATGGCGTGACTGTAGCAAATTTATTAGCTTCTACTAATAGAATGTCAGGACAAACATCAAGCACACATGGATATGCTGCTGGCGGTATGTACAATGATACTGGTAACACAAATATAATTCAGAAGTATTCACATTCAGTAGATGAAAATGCTACAGATGTTGGTGATTTAGTATCAACCGTTAGACAGAATACTGGTACTTCATCTACTACTCATGGCTATGTAGCTGGCGGTAGATCAGGTAACCCGGGTTATAATTATGTTGATATTCAAAAATTTCCATTTGCGTCAGACGCTAATGCAACAGATGTAGGAGATTTAACTGAACCTGGGATAGAAGGACCATCTGCTGGAGTTTCTTCTACAACATATGGCTATCATTCTGCTTACGCGAACATACCTGTGAGTCCATATACGACAACAGGAGATAATATTAGTAAATACCTATTTGCTTCTGATGGTAATGCAACTGATGTAGGAGCCTTAACTGTCATGAGAAGTATCGCTAGCGCGGCGCAATATTAAAGGATCGAGTATAAATGTCAAGAGCAAGAGATATAGCGGATTTAATAACAGCTGCAATTGAAGCAAACACTATTCAATCTGACGGAACAATTACTGGCACACCAACAAAAGTCAATACTCATGACTCTGATGGTGCATTACTTGCTGCCGATAGCTCAGGTTATGCAGACGGCTCTTTACACTATATGACTACTCCTCGCAAACTTATGCTATGGGATGATAGTGACGGCGGTTTCTTTGAGATGACTGTTGCCACTGATCAGTTAACAGCACCATGGAGTATTCAAGGATCAAATTATGGATATGCTGTGGGTGGTACGCCTGGTGTAAGAAACGAAATAGAGAAATATTCATATGTGACAGATGGCAATGCCACCGATGTAGGTGATACTGCTATAGCTTATGTATATGATCACCTAGGTCACTCTTCATTAACACATGGTTATCTAAGCGGAGGAGAACCAAGTTCTCGTCGCACACGTATTGAAAGATTTGCATTTGCGAGTGACGGTAATGCTAGTCTTATGTCTGCAGTATTATTTGGATCAGGTATTCGGGGCGCAGCATCTTCTTCAACAGAAAGTCATGGTTACATACACGGCCATGGTCAAGACAGTCCAGCTCCAACAGCACAAAAGGTACAGCGATTTGCATATGCGTCTGATGAAGACGCGGCAGAAACAGGTGATGCAGATGATATGGGTGTTTATAGTGTAGGTCATTCATCTGCTACCCACGGATATGCTGCAGCAGGATTTTCCGATCAAACTGCTATATTTAAATATGCATTTGGATCTTCAACAACCATGTCAGATGTAGGAGATTTACCTACTAGTACTTACTTGGGTGGTTCACAATCTGATCAGATTAATGGTTATGGTTATGTTTCAGGTGGCCATCCGACAACCAATGCTATTAGAAGATTTTCGTTTTCATCTGATGGTAATGCTACAGATTATTCAGATCTACATACAGCAGTACGTTACAATACCGGTGGAACACAAAGCACTGTTAGCGGATATTCACATATGGGACAAAATAGTAATATTATTCAAAAGTTTCCATTCTCAAACAATAATACTGGTACAGACGTTGGAGATCTCACTGTTGCAAGACATAGAGGTAGTGGGAATCAGATTTAGGAATCATATAAATGTCAAAAAATAGAAACATATCAGATAGAATCTCCGCAGCTCTAAGAGCAGGTAATCTTAATACTAGTGGTCAAATCACTGGTGGAGGTATAAATTCACACAATGATTCTGCTGCAGCTGATATATTAAGTAATGCCTCGGCCGGTGATGGTTCTATGCACTATGTTAATATTCCTAATAAGATGTATGTTTATGACAGTAGTGACGCAGGTTACTATGAAATTAATGTAGGTAATTATTTAGGTTATGTTGCTCCTCATCAAGGTCAAGGTAGTACTTCAGGATTTATTTCTGCTAGTGTAAATTCCAATCCTAATAATACAGTTCAATCATTTGCATTTGCATCTGATGGTAACGCTACAGATCATGGCGACCTATCTTCTGATACTGGATACGTCGCTGGGGTATCATCATCTACAAGCGGATATACAGTAGCTGGTATGAAAACCTCTAGTTTTACAAGACACGATCATATTTTAAAATTTGCATTTTCTAGCAATACTACTGGAACTGATGTGGGTGATACTTTATCCGTAATGTATAGCGCTGCTGGTAACGAATCAACTACTCACGGTTATGTTGGTGGAGGATATAATCCTCCTAGTGTTTTAAATACAATACAAAAGTGGCCATTTTCTAGTGACGGTAATGCTACAGACGTTGGAGATTTATCTGCTACGAATGCGTACGCTGCAGGACAAACGTCGGCCGACGATGGTTATCTGTCTGGGGGATGGAGCCCCACCACTAGCGAAACTAATGTAATTCAAAAGTATCCGTTTGCTTCTGATGCAAATGCTAGTAATGTTGGAACAATGACTGCAACTAGAAGAAGACTTACTGGAAGTAATTCAACTACACATGGTTACAACGCAGCTGGTGAACACGGATCATATAGAGATTTTGTTGATAAGTTTCCGTTTGCTTCTGATGGATCTTCTACTGTTGTAGGAGATGTTTACTTTACTAGTACAAAATTTGCAGCTGGTGCATCGTCAACAGAAAGTGGATATATTGCAGGTGGCTCTGGCGGTGTAGCAACTAATGATTTATCTAAATACTCATTTACCACCGATGGTAATGCCACAGATGTAGGAGATTTAACAATTACATCGTTTGGCTCAGCGGGTCATCAAGTTTAGGATATACTATGGGATTAATTAAAAGAGCAGCAGACCTTACATTTACATTTCGATTCATTCGCATGTTAGTGATGGATTGGAAAAACTGGGATGCATACAAATTGGGAATTATTGATGATGAAGGTAAACGCAATCGTAAAGTCACTCTTGACAACGATGAGAAAAAGTCTGCTTATACTCCTTTCATTCGCCTTGCTGCTAACGTTAAAAGGCTCGTTAGTAAAATACCAGGAGGTGGATCAAAACTTGGATCTTTTGCGAGCGCGCTATACCTCATCAAGGAGAAACACGGACTCGACGACACCAAGTTATTAAAGATTACAGAAAAATTAGGTTATGAGCCATTTGATTTTCTTGTCGAAGCAAATATGTGGTTTGTGCTTGAAGACAAAAGACTATCGCCTGGCATGTACAGAGTCAACGATTATAAGATGTTAAATTGTTCATTTGATGAGATTGTAAAACCTAAAGATCAAGTGAGAGTTTCAGAAAAGTGTTATCCAGCCGGTGATGTATTTGGTATTGACGTGTACGAAGTAACTCATATAAATACGAATAAGAACATTTACGTAGTAGTAAGCGAGTTAAACAAATGAGTTTATGGGACAATATTAGAAAACGTAGAGCAGCTGGAAAGCGAAAGCTTAAGCCTGGAGATAAAAATTATCCAAAAACCTTAGATGTCGGTGAAATGATGACAACAGGTGACGCTGGAATTCCACAAGATACTAAAAATATGGGACCTAGACTTAAAACATATAATGTAACCGATCGTCGCAGAAGAAAAGATAAAGTGCCGGTATTATTAAAAAGATTTAGGAAGTATCACGAGGATTTAAGTAATGAGCAGAAGTAAAGATATTGCCGAGATTCTCGGTTTAACAGAAGCCGAAAATACAACTAATGCTTCATTAGGAGATGGCTCTGGTGGAGGTAGCGTAACCACGTACGCAACTCCTGCAAACTTACCTACATCTGGAAACACATCGGGCGATCAAGCATTTGTTACAAGCAATAATAGGTTATATATTTGGAATGGAAGTGGCTGGTACAATATTGCTCTTGTTAACACAAATCCATCGTTTAGTAGTTCACCAGATGGCACATATGAATTAGCTACCGACGGTTCTACTACAACAATTACATTAGTAGCTACTGATCCCGAAGGTGTACCTATTACGTATACTACTACAGCAGATGCTGGTTTTGATGGTCTTGCTACAGTATCAAATGATTCTTCTGTGTTTACAATTACTCCTAAATCTGCAGAGGCAGCAACTACTACATCTGGTAATCTAACGTTTAAAGCGTCTGACGGTGTTAATATAGCATCTGCAATTTCTGAATTTACTTTAGTATTTACTGTAGTAAATTCAAATTTTACTTCTTTACTGGCTAAAGCATCGGGTAATGCTGGTACAAATTCTACATTTACTGATGGCTCAACCAACAGTCTGACTATTACGGCAGTAGGAAACGCGCATTCAACGGCATTTACACCGTTTCATACTGGTGGTTACAGTACTTATTTTGATGGTAGCGGTGATTATTTAACAGTCGCACAAAGTAATGATTTTAATTTAAGTGGTGAATTCACTGTTGAAATGTGGGTTTATTTAGATCAAACATCATATGCAAGAACTATCCAAAGACTTGTAACATCAGCAAATACAGGATATACAGCAGAGCCATACATTTCTATAGGAAATGATACAGGTGGTGTTAATGCTGGATGCTTGTGTTTTTCTTCATCTGTTGGTGCTGGAAATCCTCAAGGCTATGCTACTACAGAAGGCACTGGTGCAACAGGAACTAATCTCTATTTTCCATTTAAACAATGGGTACATGTTGCATTAACAAGAGATAGTAGTAACGTATGTAGATTATTCCAAGATGGAAAGAAAGTTGCCACTGTAACCATTTCAGGAGGTTTTGACTTTAATGGCGCAGGAGATAACGGATTAAGTATTGCTAAGTCAGGTTGGGCTACTACTGAATATTTTGGACCTGGATATATTAGAGATTTTAGAATTGTAAAAGGAACTTCTGTATATACTGCTAATTTTACACCACCTACTGCAACATTAACAGCTGTTACTAACACGAAACTTTTAACATGCCATTTACCGTATATAGGTGACAAATCGACTAGTAATCATAGCGTTACACCATATGGAAATACATCAACAGAAAGATTTGGTCCTTACGATTATCTTGCGTATAATGCATCAACTCATGCATCGTCTGTATATTTAGATGGTACCGGAGATAAATTAACAATTCCAGCCGATACTCAATTGGCCGCAGATAATGGTGGCTTTACATTTGAAACGTGGATATATCCTACTGCATTCACCTCTTATGATATGATAGTGTCAATGGGTACGCAAAGTTCCACTTTTAACTATACCTTATTTGTTCATAATACTACTCAACACTTGATGTTTGAAGCTGGAACTGGTGATTGGAGTTCTACTACCTATACTAGTGGTGTTGATGATGGTATAGTTAAATTAAATCAGTGGCAGCATATTGCGGTTGTATACGATAGCAATCAATTGACAATTTACAGAAATGGAAAAGTTGCTATCTATCAAGCTTCTCCGCAGATCGCTACCGGTCACACGGGGACTTTTGCTTTAGGTGACTGGATGAATACCGGTAATTATCCGTTTACAGGTTACATTGCTAATGCCAGAATTGTCCAATCAGCCGTATATTCAAATAATACTGCATTTACACCACCCACTGAGCCGTTAACTGCAATTACAAATACGGGAATGCTGCTTACAGCATCTCCTAGCATTTATAATGCCAGCGGCAGTGAAGGTAAATTTGCTTTAACTGGTAATCTCCAATCATCTACTACTCAAACTAAAAACGCTTCTTCATCGATGCACTTTGATGGCACCGGTGACTATCTTACTGTTGGAACATCTTCTGGCTTTACATATGGTACTGGTGACTTTACAATCGAAGGATGGGTTTACGTAGATAATAATCCTGGAAATTACGCATACTTTTTAGGTCAAGGTGGTACTGTTAGTAGCACCGCGTCTATTGGAATGTATATACAAGGCGGTGTCTTTAAAGTATATAATAATGGCGTAGTTATTACAGGCACAACATCATATAGCTTAGATACTTGGTATCACGTTGCACTAGTACGCGGTCATGGCCAATTGACTTTATTCCTGAATGGATCGGTAGAAGGAACTGCTGCTAATACAAATAGTATTTCTTCTGGTTCAACAATGGGACTATCACTTGGCAGATGGGCTGAGCCTGGAGATAGTGGATACTTCAATGGATATCTAGAAGACTTTAGAGTTACAAAAGGATTTGCTAGATATCCGTTTATTCCTACGCAAGAGACATTAACAGCTGTTTCTAATACAGAATTATTGGCTGCTCATGCTTCAACACTTGTTGATGGATCAGGAAATAGTGCAACTTTAACTGCTGCTGGGAACGCTGCGGTATCAACATTCGGTCCTTATTCTGGTATGAATTCAATATATTTTGATGGATCTGGTGACTATGTTACGTCTAGTAGATCGTCTTCTGATATGGGTATTGGCACTGGAGATTTCACAATCGAGTGTTGGTTTTATGATGATGGATCCGCCAGTGATAGAGGCATATGGGAATCTAGAGCTACCAGTTCTAGTACTGGTATGACTTTAACAAGAGTTGATTCTAATACTATTAGAGTTTGGACAACATCACAGCAACTAGCAACAGCCGATGTTACACTTGCTAATACATGGAATCATTTAGCGGTTGTGAGAAATAGCGGTACTCTTGAATTATTCTTAAACGGGCAATCTCAAGGCACGGTGTCCAATTCTACTACCTTTGCAGATACTGCAGACTTTGTAATCGGTGGTGGTAGATATGCTGGCGGCGGAGTTGATAGAACTATTAAAGGATACATTTCTAATTTTAGAATTGTAAAAAGTGCACTATATGCTAATTCATTTACACCGCCCACTGATGAGCTAGAAGGTTAAAGAGTAATGAGAGGATTTAACAAATGACAAGAAACAGAGACATTGCTCAGATTCTAGGTTTAACAGAAGCTGAAAATACTACTAATGCTTCACTAGGCGACGGATCTGGTGGTGGAGGTAGCGTAACTACGCATGATTTATCAGATACAGCTGATGTATTTTCTTTAGATACTTCTACTTTTGAAGATGGTTCGTTTCATTATCTATCTGGAAGTAGTACAATGCTTTATTTTGATAGTGATGGAGATACCTTTTTTACATTAGATGGTACCGCGATCGAAGCTTGGTCTAGTAATGGTGAAACCTATGGTTATTCAGTAGGTGGTTATACGCCAAATACTGCAAATAAACAAATACAAAGGTTTGCTTTTGCATCAGACGGAAATGCTACAGATATCGGTGATTTAGCTTCTGGTAGACGTGCCGCAGCAGGAGCGTCTTCATCTACACATTCATACGCCGCGGGTGGACGTGTTCCAAGCCCGAGCGGGGTGAATACTATTTCGAAATTTGCATTTGCAAATGAAGCAACTCAAAACAATTTGTCTACTACTCTACCTAAAGTTGTCACTCAGACTAGTGGAGCAATGAGTGAGACCCATGGATTTTCTTTAGCTGGTAATATGCCAAGCTTCGATCGTGATATCTTTAGATGGTCTTTTTCTAGTGATACTGAAACAGCAACGACTCATGCACAAACAGGTGCGTATTATAATACATATACACTAGGAATCTCTGGTCCAGATTATGGATATGTAGTATCAGGTAACCAACCTAGTAACTCTCCAAATAATTCTCCTACAAATAATCCGTCCTTATTTCCAAATGCAAATAAAGCGATTGAAAAGTTTTCATACGCATCAGAAAATACAATTAATCTTCATGGTAAACTAGATCAGCAACATGGGGTTGGGCCATCAGGAGGTACATCGTCTACACACGGTTATGTTGCAGGAGGAAAGGGTATTCCTGGAACAGGACAAGTTAACTTTATTAGTAAGTTTCCATTTGCTAGTGAAGATGTTGCATCCGATATTGGTGACTTGACTAACGCGCGCGGTACCTCGGCAAGCTCAAACAGTACAGTATCTGGTTATGTAGCAGGTGGCTCGCCAAATTATAGTAATACCATCGATAAATATTCTTTCTCTACTGACGGTAATGCTACTGATGTTGGAGATCTAGTATATGACACGTATCAAGCACATGGTGCACAAGTTTAATAAGGATATATAAATTATGTTAGCATTATTAGGATCATTATTAGGATTTGCTGGTTCGGCAGTTCCTGCAATTACAGATCATTTTGCATCGAAAGAAGATCGCAAACATGAACTTGACAAAATGCGAATGCACGCTGAGCTTCGTAAAGAAGGATATGACTTTGATCTAAAGATTCATGAAGCAATGGGTGCAGATACAGAGCATCAAAGGTTAATCGATCATGATATTTCAATTAACAAAGGAACTGGGTTTATCTCTGGTTTACAAAAGTCAGTTAGACCCGTTATCACTTATGCATTCTTTGGATTATTTGCTACTATTGAAATTACCCTTTTAATGGATGCTATAGATAAAGGTACAGAGTTTAATGAAGCAATTCAGTTACTCTGGGATGACGACACAAAGGCGATATTCGCCGCAATTATATCATTCTGGTTTGGATCCAGAGCAATTGATAAGGCAAGAAGAAAATGAGAGAAATGATTTTAGACGCTTTAGTAAAGAATGCTGAAGGTTGCATTGCTTTACATAAAGCAAATATTGAAGTATATTTAAATTCATCAACAGGAATCGGTGAGCATAGTGATGTCCTTGAGGCGATTCAAAGCGAACTAGATAAAATTGCAGAACATCAAGATAGATTAGATGTTCTCTATACACATTTTAAAGAGGTATAATAATGGCACTTACACCTAAAGGTAAGAGAGTTAAAGAACTAGTTCTCACCAATTTAGCAGTTTATGCTGATGCAAAATTTAAAGCAGCAAAACTACAATTAGAAAATGAATTTAATAATCATGCAACTGAGCAGAGTGATAAGAACATTAAAATCGGCTCATCTAATGAAATTAGAGAAAAATATGATCCAAGAATTTCAGAACTTTTAACTTGGAAAAGATATAAAGAAATTCTAGAAGACCTCTCATAGTAAAAAATATTTTACTACTATATGTCATTTAACTGTTTACAAAACTCGCGTTTTGATATATAATAGTATCATAATCAAAAATTTCTATTTTACACAGAGGTATTCGGATGGCATCAACATATGTTGACACAAGAAAGTTTTTGTCCGAGACCAAGTTCTATGAAGGCTATTCTCGATACGTCGAGAATGAAGGTCGTTATGAGACTTGGAATGAAGCAGTCGACCGTGTTATCGACATGCATAGCAAAAACTATAATCAAAAAAGCAATGAACTAGCTTCATATTTAGAAGAAGCTAGACAAGCATATTCAGAACAACGTGTACTTGGTGCACAGCGCGCGTTACAATTTGGTGGTGATCAATTAATGAAACACCAAATGCGCATGTATAATTGTACGTCATCGTATGCAGATCGCGCAGAATTTTTTGGCGAGATCTTTTATATTCTATTATGTGGTGCAGGTGCAGGATTCTCTGTACAAAAGCATCACATTAAAAAATTACCGAAACTTACGGCTCGCACAAAGCAAGCAAAGGGATATGTTGTAGAAGATTCTATTGAAGGCTGGGCTTCAGCTCTTGATGTTCTTATGTCATCCTATTTCGTTGGTGGAGGAAAGTTTTCTGACTATGAAGGTCGTCGCGTATTCTTCGATCTAAGTCAAATTAGACCTAAAGGTGCTAAAATCTCTGGTGGTTTTAAAGCACCTGGTCCAGAGGGCCTTCGTCGCTCTTTGGATAAAATCGAACATTTACTTCAAGGTATTGTACTGGATTCTAAAGACCCGGTATCGATAAGACCGATCGATGTATATGATATTGCTATGCATGCAGCAGATGCTGTATTGTCTGGCGGTGTACGTCGTTCAGCTACTATCTGTTTATTTTCTCCTGATGATGAAGAAATGATGACAGCTAAAACTGGTAATTGGTTTGTCGATAATCCACAAAGAGGTCGATCCAATAACTCCGCAGTTATCGTTAGAGATAAGACTTCACCTGAACAGTTTGGCAAGATCATGGAATCTGTAAAACAGTTTGGTGAGCCAGGATTTGTCTTCGTTGAATCAACTGAACATACTACCAACCCATGTGTTGAAATCGGTATGTTCCCTCAGATTGGTAAAAAGTCTGGTTGGCAAGGTTGTAATCTTACAGAGATTAACGGAGGCATGTGCAATACCAAGGAAGACTTCTTTAAGGCATGCCGAGCAGCGTCTATCCTTGGTACCCTACAAGCTGGGTACACAGACTTCAAGTTTTTGTCAGACACATCAAAGAAAATCTTTGATCGTGAAGCACTTCTTGGAGTATCTATTACCGGATGGATGAATAATCCAGGTATTCTTTTTGATGCTAAAATCCTAGAAAAAGGAGCACAGATCGTTAAAGACACTAATAAACAAGTTGCAGAAATTATTGGTATTAATCCTGCAGCTCGTACGACTTGTGTAAAGCCAAGCGGTAATGCTTCAGTATTACTTCAAACTGCATCAGGAATACATGCAGAGCATTCAGAAATGTATATTCGAAATGTGCAGCTCAATAAAGAGTCAGAAATAACACAAGCTATCATTAAGTCTAATCCATATATGGTTGAAGAATCTGTATGGTCGTCTAATGGTACTGATGTTGTAGTATCATTTCCAATTCTTCCTAATAAAGAATCTATTATCAAAGACGATTTAATAGGAGTTAAACATCTAGAGCTTGTAAAGAAAGCACAAAAACACTGGGTAGATGCAGGCACAAATGAAGATCTATGTGCTGACAAAGGCGTAAGACATAACGTTTCAAACACCATTCTTGTTGATGATTGGGATGAAGTAGAAAAGTATGTTTTTGAGAATAGACATTCATTTGCTGGTATCTCATTCCTATCAATGATGGGCGATAAAGACTTTAATCAAGCTCCTAACACCGCAGTAATTACGTCGAAAGAAATGGTAAAGAAATATAATGATGCTGCCATTTTTGCATCAGGCTTGGTTGTTGATGCTCTTAAAGTATTCCCAAATCTTTGGGATGCCTGTTCAACGGCACAAGGATTTGGATTAGATATTAGTTTGGAGTCTTCGGAAAATGCTGCAAGGCAGGATTGGGTACGTCGATTTAATAACTTCTCAGAAAATTATCTTAAGGGTGATGTTAAAAAAGCTGAATATTGTCTTAAAGACTCATATCTTCTTCATAAGTGGAATAAAATTCAAACTAATATGAAGCAAGTTAATTGGATAGAAGATCTTACGGAAAAGAAATATACAGACGTTGATACACTGGGTGCAGCTGCTTGTGCAGGTGGTGCTTGTGAAATCGATTTCTAAAATTGCTTCTCCTTGTATAAGTGTGTGTAAACTTGAGAACGGTCACTGCGTCGGTTGTGGCCGTTCTCAGGATGAAATAAGAGAATGGTTTTATGTAAATGATCAAAGAAAAAAAGAGATAAGGGATCAAAGTGCAAAACGAATTCCGAGTAGAATGCGAAGAGTGCGACGCAGTCACGATTGTACTGGTTGAAGATGGTGAAGAACCAAAATATTGCTCAGTATGTGGAAGTCAAGCTAATATAGAAGATATATCCGAATTAGACTAATATACATATTATATGTGGCACTATAAAAATGAACAATTTGATACAACACCAGATGAATACCAAGGGTTTGTCTACCTCATTACAGAGCTCGACACCAACAAAAAGTATATTGGAAAAAAGAATTTTTGGAAACCAAAAATCTTACCGATCACTAAGAAGCGTAAGAGAAGAGTACGTACGCGTACAGAATCTGACTGGAGAACATATTGCGGTTCCTCCGAAAAGGTCATGGTTTTGGTTGAATCAAAAGGCTTAGATGCCTTTAAAAGAGAAATCCTATATCTTTGTAAAACAAAGGGAGAAATGTCATACTATGAAGCTAAGCTTCAATTTCAGTATGATGTTCTTCTTTCTGATGAATATTACAACGAGTTTATTGGATGCAAAATACATTCCCGTCACATAAAAAAGTAGTGTACATTTGCTTAAAAATAGTATATAATATATCTACAATTAAAAAGGATCTACATTATGATTATTGTTGACTACAGCGGTATCTGTCTCGCTTCTATTATTGTAAACAAAACTCTAGACGAAGATATGATTCGTCATATGACTCTTAATTCTCTTCGTATGTACAAGCAAAAATTCGGTGAAAAATATGGTGATATGGTCTTAGCTTGCGATGGACCAGGCAATTGGCGCCGCAGTGCATTCCCACAATATAAAGCAAATCGCAAAAAAGGTCGTAGTGAATCTGACTTCGATTGGAATACTGCTTTTACTATTATGAATCGTATACGTGAAGAAATTAAAGAAAACTTTCCTTATCA